GAATACATTAATCAGTCACGCATGGCTCGATACACTGACTCACAACAATATCCACAGGTTCCGATTACGTCTAACCCGTTCACTAATGTGAGGTTCTGATGTTTGATAACGAGAGCTTTTCCCACGTTGGCGGTAGCTCACCCGCACCCAGAATCTATACTTACGAAACACTGGATGAACGTACAGTAGTTTTAGGCGCTGGCTATTTTAACGAAGCGTACACAAAGCTACAGGTTAAAGACCTAATCATTGTTAATAATTCGGTTGAGGTTTACACAGCCAAGGTCACAGCGGTATCTAAAAACAGCGTGGTGGTCGCAAAAACGTCTTTTTTAGACCGAGAGTATGCTTACTACTACTTGAGCACAGAGACAGTTTTGCCTCTGAATGACGATGGTGTAACGTATACTGAAGTACCTAACATGGCGCTTGGTTCAGCGCGAGACTTTACTCTAGCCGATAATACTCTGACTTATACTGGTGTTGGTGGATTATTCCAGTTTGTTGGTTCGGTTGATATGAGTTCACAAAAGGTTGCTGACGTAACCATAGCCCTATCTATCAATGACGTTATTAGCCCTCAGTCTATTGTGCGGTCGTTTACGTCTGCCAATAAGCGTGGCTCTGCTTCATCTAACGGCATATTTCAGATTAATACGGGCGATGAGTTTCATGTAATGATTAAGGGAGATGGCACAACTTCTCTAGTTGTGGACATTTTCTCGATGAATTTGACCTTTATGGAGGTCTGATGGCTAAGTCAAGATTCTTTCAAACCAGCCTAGTTAGTGGCGCTCTATCCCCTTTATTAAAAGGTCGGGTAGATATCGACCAATACTACCAAGGCGCAGAGGTTGCTAAGAACCTTGTTATCGTCCCACAGGGCGGCATGAAGCGTAGGGCTGGCACTCAGTATATAGACCAAGCGTTAAACGTCTTAGAGCGTCTTACAGGCACTATGACAATGCCTAACGGGGGCACACCTGGAGACATTGACGATGAAGATGACGCTACGTCTACGAGCACGACAACGAATATTAGTACGACAAACCCGTATATTGTGGCGCAAATGGATTTGGGCAGCGCAGAATATATTGAAGTGGTTGATGTTAGGGGCATACTACTTACGTCTGGTACATCTGATGAGTTTGATATCGAACACTCTGACGATGGGTCGGCTTGGACAAAGCTCGTTGATATCCCTTTGCTTGGGCCGAGCGCACAAGACTTCCGATTCAAGGCAGGAGTCACCAAAAGATACTGGCGAATCGTCAAAACAACCGCCACAGACTTAGGTACTGCTAAGGTCACATTATCTGACTTTAACCTATTTAATGAGTCTGCAACGGCATCTAACGTCAAGCTGTTAGACTTCTCCGTAGAATCTGATCGACATTATTTATTGATCTTAACAGACAAGAACGTTCGGATTATTAGAACACCAGATACTTATGTAGCTGATGTTAAGATGGCAATGCAGTCTGCTGCCATTCCAGATGTTCGAGATACTCAGGTTGAGAACGTCATGCTGTTGTTTCAAGAGGACTACGCGCCTAGTCGATTAGTTAACTTAGGCACTGACTCCGATTGGTTCTTAGACCTTGCACCTTTCGTAAACGTCCCGCAGTTTGATTATAACGATGCCCTAAGCCCCACCCCCGTCAATGACGTACAAAGAATGACGCTAACGTCTTTTGTGGCTGGCGATACGTTTCAGGTGGACATTGAGGGCGTGTTATCTAAGAACATTACTTTTGCTGGTGACGCTAACGCAGATCAGAGAGAGTCAACTGTATTTAACATACAGAAGAACATTCAAGAAATGCCTGTTATGGGCGATACAGGCGTTAGTGTTTCCTATGTTTCTGCGGGTGTGTATGATATTACCGTAGGCGGTGAGTCAGCTAAAGACTTTGAGCTTTATTCGGGATTTGCGACCAGTGGAACGGCTAGTAAGACGGTTGGCTTTGTTAAGACTGCAAGCGGCTCACCAAGGAAAGAGGACGTATGGTCTGCTACTAGAGGCTGGCCTAAGACTGCGTGTTTCTATGAGAGTCGGCTAGTTATTGGCGGCACTAAGTCTAAGAGACAAAGCCTGTTTGCTAGTAAGACGGGTTCGTTCTTTGACTTTGATATTGATGATGGCGATGACGATGAAGGAATCTTTGCAACGATCTCGTCAAGAAAGCTGAATGACATTGTTGATGTATTCCCTGGCAGGACTTTGCAAATCTTTACTTCTGGCGCTGAGTTTGCGGTAACAGTTAAGCCATTAACACCAAGTACGGTAGCGATTACCCCACAGACTTCACACGGTGCATCTAACATTGAAGTACAGGAAGTGGACGGTTCTACCCTATTTATCGACCGCAACGGCAAGACATTAAGAGACTTTATCTACTCATTCAATGAGGATGCCTATACAACGCAGGATAAGTCCGTTCTAGCGTCTAACCTAATCAAGCAGCCTATTGGTCTAGCTTTGTTAACGGGTACTCAAAGTGAAGATTCTAACTGGCTATTCATCATTAACAGTGATGGCGGGGCGGCAATCCTAAATACTTTGCGCTCTCAGGATATTAACGGCTATACAGAATGGACTACCAGTGGATCATTGAAGTCTGGCGCTGTTGTTGATGATGAATTCTATGTAGTTAATGAAAGAGAGATTGACGGCTCTACCGTATCGTATGTTGAGCGCTGGGATTTCTCTTATCTAATGGACTCGTCTATTAAAGTAAGCCCAACACCTACCCAAACAGTTATAACAGGTCTTAGCCATTTAGAGGGCGAGACCGTACAGATTGTCGGTGATGGAATTGTGCTTAGTCCAAAAACCGTAGCGAGTGGTCAGATTGAATTAGACGCTAACGAGATCGGTTATTCTCAAATTGAATTGGGCTTAAACTTTGTACCAGAATTAGTACCAATGCCATTAAATACGAATATGGGTTCTGGGCAAAATGCGATGAGATTGAAGCGCATCATACGAGTGAATATGCGCGTCTATGAGACGTATGGCGTTCATGTGGACGGCAACCCTGTTCCGATCAGAACGTTTGGCTCTGCGCCAACCACGCCCTTAGATAGCGCCCCTACAGCATTAAGTGGCATAATAGCAGACGTATATGATGTTAATGGTTGGAATCGAGACGTTATGCCAACAATCAGTGTACCAGACCCAACGCCTTTCCATATCCAGGCGATTGAATACGAGGTGGAGTCAAGCTAATGGACCCGTTTACTATATTTGCAATTTTGGCTGCGGCATCTGGCAGTGTATCTGCTAGGGCTTCTTATATTTCTGGTAGGGTGCAAGAAGATGAGCTTAAACGTCAAGCCGAGCAAGAGAAGCTGGCGGCACAAAGCCGTGAGTTACAAAGACGACAAGAGCTAAACCGAGCGCTCGCGTCTAACATGGTTGGCATGGGGCAGTCTGGTCTTGCAGGTGAAGGCACTCCAGCAAGCATAGCCCTAGCAAGCGCTAAACAAGTTGGAATAAGTGAGGGGGCTATTAGCCTTACTGACAAATTAAGACAAGCACAGTTGCGACGGCAAGGCTCTGAGGCGGCACGAACAGGAAAGCTACAGGCAGCATCAACATTGTTGCAGACTGGAACACAAATTGCTGGCGCATATCAGGGCTATGTGCAAAGTCAAACTCCTGCTAAGGAATAATTAATGGCAATTAAGAAAATAGATTATTACGGTCGATTTGAGGCAACAGGCCCAGACTTTTCTACTGCCAAACGCTTTCAGGCACTTGCAGGTCTTGCCGATCAAGTTGGCGAAGCGGCTTCGCAGTTTGGGCAGGTTGCATTACAGGAGCGAGCAGATAAGGCGTCTAAGGCAGGTGCTTTAGCTGGTGCTAAAGTTGAGCGCGATGAAGAAGGAAATATCATTGCGCCAGAGCTACAAGAAGATACTACTTATTACGGGCAAGCATTTAATGAGTCCGCAATTAATTCTTATAAGTCTGGCATTGCTTTAGATGCAAAGCGACGGCTAGATGAGCTTGCTGTTGAGTTTAAAGATGATCCAGCGGCATACAAAGAAAAAGCAGATGCGTATCAAGTTGGCTTAATCAAAGGGCTTCCACCAGAAATACAGGCAGAAATACTGCCTCAGTTAGAGCAAGACATTTACTTTCGTGAAAGAGACTTAAAAAAGTCTTTTGTTGATCGCACTTTTCAGAAAAATTTAACTGATGTTCGGTCTGAGTTAGATTCGCTAGAGAATGAAATTCTTTATGCCGCTAGAAACAATGATACCGAGAAGCAACAGGCGCTAGAGGCTAGGCTATACAAAAGAATAGAAGAAGTTGGGGCATTTGTTGATCCAGCGGAAGCTAAGACTCGCCTAGATAATTTGAGCAAGAATGTTGCAGAAGAAATTTATTTGGGTGAAATTGACCGAATAGTTTTTAATGAAGATGAGGCCTTAACAACAAGACTTGCTAAAGGTGAAAAGTTCCTATCTGATCTAAGGGAGCTAGATTTTTTTGAAGACTTAACTCCAGATGAAAAGCGCGCGTTAGAGCAAAAGATTGATGTTCGAGTTAATGATGTTCGTATAGCGGTTGCAAAAGAGGCATCTCAAAGAAGCTCTGAAATTGCGTTAGAAGTATCTAACCTAGAGATTGCGGCAGCAAACAACCTTCGACCAGGCGATGAAATTATCGCAGACGCTAACCGTTTATTTAAAAACGAAGATATTACTGGCGATGAAAGAACGTCTATCATTAATAGGGTTTACTCTAATCAAGGCAAAACGCTAGACAAGAATCGTCGAATACTAGATGTTTCCGATAGGATTAAGGGAGACTCTAGCGTTGTAGTTGAGCAAAAAGGTATTGATGAATACTACGAAGACATATTAGAGCCGCAGTTAGAAGGCGTAGAAAACAAGTCACTTGTGCAAGCTAATTACATTAGCGCTACACGTATGGTTCCAAGCAAAATTAAGAGGCAGGTAAACCAGTTTATATCGTCTGGAGACCCAGCATTAATTACTGAAGCAGCTATGCTTGTTGATCGGGTTGATGAAATTCCTGGAATGTTTGACGCAATGGTTCCTCCGTCGGCCAAAATCTTTGCCACTAACATGGTTCGTTTAATGAGTGTTATGTCGCCAGAAAAGGCGTATGACCTTAGCAAGCAGTACCTTGGTGGCGAAATGGATCAAGCACGAATTAGCCAAAGACAAGCTGAAATTAAAAAAGAAAAGTATCCAGAAAAATATAGCCAGTGGACAAAAGATATCGTGGGTGACGTTAGCCCTATATCTATGGGGCTGGCAGTCCAGCAGTATCAAACCGTGTTTGAAGCGTATTTTACAAATGGCGCAGATAAAGATACCGCTCAAGAGCAAGCCGAAAAATTCTTGAATACCAATTATTCTGACTCTGCATTTGGGCCAATGATGTACCCGCCAGAGCAGTATTACGCTATTAGCGGTGACATTGAGTACATGAGAGAAGAAATAATAGCTGGCTTGTCTCAAGGCTCGGATATTTATGGGGACATTGACCCAGATAGCATCATGCTGTTAAGCGACGATGTAACTGCCAGAACTGCATCTGAAGGCAAGCCGATGTACAAAATATCATTTATAGATGAGAATGGAATCATTCAAACTACTAATGAATATTTTATGCCAGATGTTGATGCGGCAAGACAAAGAAAGTTGGAAGAAGCTAGAGCAAGGATAGAGGAAAAAAGAGCCTTAACCCCTGCGCAACAAAAGCTAGAGCAATCTCGAATTGATAGAATTATTGAAGAAGAAACAGGCGTTAAACCAGAGCGCGTTCGAACCAAGGTAAAACCAGCATCTGAAATATACAAAGATGTTACCGTTTATGAAGACTATGCAGACCTAGTTGAAAGGGGTCTTGTTATGGCAACAACGCCACAGCGTGCGGCATTAGGTCTTATTAGTCAGGTTGGCGAGGTGATATCGAAGAAAGGCAAGTCTCAGCGTGCCGCCCTTCAAGAGTCAACCGAAAAGAGACGCAAAGAAGAAGAAAGGTTAAGACGAAAAATTCGTGAGGAAAACCAATAATGCCTTTTGTTTCTTCTCCAGAAGACGCAGTTTTAAAAAATAAACTGGTTAACCTAGCTGAAACCGAGCCAGACAAGCCTACGGTGTCTGAGCTTGCATCTGCTTTATGGAGACAGGAAAACACAATAGGCTCGTTTTTAGCCCAAGAAGAAGGGTTGCCTAAACGGGTTGATGATCGCTCATTTAATCCATTTGACTATCTTACTGAAGAAGAAGCGCTAGACGACGTTTTTGTTAGCAATGCTGCTCTTGCCGATACAGTCGATGAGATAGATGCTTTGCGTAGACAATCTGCTAAAGAAAAGGCAGATAGAGAAACTATCCGAAAGGGCGGCGCTATGTCGTTTGTAATTGGTGCTGGCGTAGCTATTGCTGACCCAATTAACCTAATCCCTATAGGTGGCGCGGTTGCTAAAACCTACAAGGCAGGCAACTCTATTTTAAGCGCTGGTATTATTACTGGCTCTATTTCTTCTGCTAGTTCTGCGGTTACAGAGGCGGCACTGCACGCTACACAATTAGAGCGCACCATAGGTGAGTCTGCTATCAATGTTGGCGCATCGTTTTTACTTGGTAGCGCCATTGGTGTAGGGGCAAATCAACTAAACCGATACATTAACAAATCGCAACTAGAAGAAATCGAACGCTCTATGAATGTGGAGCCAAAGATTGCTAGAGGCGAAGATACTGTTTTTGATTTTCAATCTGAAAAAATAAAAGCAGAAGCAGAGGCAGAGGGCATAACTCCAGAGCAGTTAAGCGTGGGCGCTGCTCAAGTAGCAAATGGTCAGCAGGTATCTGGGAAAACTGGAAAGTTTTTAGCTAAGGCTTTGGGCTTTGATCCGCTATCAAGAACCCTTACTAGCGCAAATCCAGAGACAAGACGAATTGCTAATATGTTGGCTGAGAATCCATACAAGATGGACGGGCCATCTATGACTGCGGCAGAGAGCTTAACAAAGATTAAAGATGGCTACTACAATGCCGCCTTGCAGTCGCATACAGACGCGTTTAGGGCGTACAGGAAGCGCAACAAGGGCAAAGGTACTATGAAGCGCTTGCAGTTCAATGAGGCGGTTTCTACAGCCATACGCGAGGGTCGTCACGATATTCCAGAAGTTGAGGCGGCAGCTAAGGCTTGGCAAAAAGAATTGTACGATCCTATTAAAAATGAGTTGATTGAAACTAAGTTGTTGCCTGAAGACGTTGATGTTACTACCGCTGTTAATTATTTAAACCGCAGATGGAACAAAAACAAAGTGGCGGCAGAGCTTCCAGACTTTGTAAAAGTAGTGTCTAGGTGGTTAAAAGACGAAGACCTAAATCTATTTGCTAAAGCCCAAGATGCAAGAATAAAGATTGTTGACGCAACTGGAGCCGAACGAACAAAGCTACAAGCTATTATTGATAAGGCAGAGTTTAAAGAAGCTAAAGAGCTTGAAGATTTTGACTATGAAGATATCGCTAGACAGATAGCCCAGAGGATTATGGGTACGCCAGATGGCAAACTTCCCTATGATTGGAAAATGGGTGAAGGTTCAAAGTCTGGAGGTCTCAATGGTGCTAGTGGTCTAAGGGGGCCGCTAAAGTCTCGTGTATTTCAGATACCAGATAATATGGTAGAGAAATTCATGGATAACAATATTGAAGACTTGGGGCGTATGTATCTTCGACAGACTGCCGCCGACTTAGAGCTTACCAAAAAGTTTGGCGATGTTGGAATGACCGATGCTTTTAAAGAAATAGAAACGTGGCATAAAACCGCTTTAGATAATGCCAAAACTGAAAAAGAGCGCCTTGCATTAGTAGCGGCGTATGACGCAGATATTAAAGACCTTGCCGCCATGAGAGATAGAATTCGTGGCGTGTATGGTGATATTGACCCTAATAACATCTGGGTTCGTGCTGGCCGCGTGTCAAGAAATCTTAATTATCTTAGATTTATGGGTGGCATTGTCGCCTCATCCGTTCCAGACGTTGCCAGAATCTTTATGGCAGAGGGTGTTGCTAGGACATTCTCAAAAGGCTTATTGCCATTAGCTAAAAATTTAAAAACATTTAAAGTTTCTGCCGCAGAAGCCAAAAGATACGGTGTTGGCATTGACGCTTTAATGGGTGGTCGATCTCAAATTATTGCTGATATTGTTGACTATACACAGCCAGGCACAGCATTTGAGCGTGGATTACAGTCTATGACTGATAACTTTGGTCGAATCAATTTAATGGATTATTGGACGGCTGGTGTTAAACAACTTCACGCAGTAACAATGCAGAACGGTGTTATCGACGATTTACTAAAAGGCAAAATTGACAAACGCCTTGCTCGGCTGGGTATTGATAACGCCAACGCTGAAAACATTGCTAGACAGCTAAAAAAGCACGCTGAAAAAGTAGATGGCGTGTGGATATCTAATGCTAAAAACTGGGACTCACCTGCTCTTTATGAGATGTGGGCGGCAGCAATTAGAAAAGAATCTGATCGAGTAATTGTTGTTCCAGGGCAAGAAAAACCATTGTTTATGTCTAGCGAGCTAGGCAAGACAATATTTCAATTCCGTTCGTTTATGTTTGCTTCCACACAAAGAATGTTGATTGGCGCACTTCAAGGGCAAGATCATAATGCGATGGCTGGCGTATTGATGTTAACTAGCATTGGAACAATGGCATACGCGTTTAAGCAATGGGACGCAAAGCGAGAAATATCTGATGACCCTGTAGAGTTAATTGTAGAGGGAATAGATAGGGCTGGTGTTCTTGGAAGCCTAATGGAAATCAACAATACGTTAGAAAAACTATCTAGCAATAACTTTGGACTAAGGCCTTTGCTTGGAATTGAAAGAGGCGCGGCACGATTTGTTTCAAGAAGTATGTCTGAAAATTTGCTTGGGCCTACTGTTGGTAGTTTATTGGATACTTCGTTGCGAGTAGCAAATGCTGGACTAGCAGAAGATGGTTGGGGTGAATCTGATACGAGAGCCCTTAGACGTTTAATACCGTACCAAAACTTGACGTTTATTAGACAAGGTTTTGATACAATAGAAGAAAAGGTGGGTGACTTATGACAGTAGCAAACAATCTAAGTAGAGACCAATATTCTGCAACCAGTGGGCAGACGGTATTTCCGTACACTTTTGAGATATTTCAAAAGGAAGATGTTGCGGTTCTGAAAAATTCTGTACTGCTAGCAGAGGGAACAAACTATACCGTTTCTGGTGTTGGTGCTGAAAATGGCGGGAATATAACCCTAACCATAGGCGCAACCGCTGGTGATTTAATTACTATTTATCGAAACATGGCGCTTGAACGAACAAGTGACTACCAAACGTCTGGCGACTTTTTAGCCCAAGAAGTTAACAATGACTTTGATCGTCTCTGGCTTGCATCACAGCAAATCAATGACAGCATTAGTAGGGTTATAACTATCCCAGAAGGAGATAGCCCTAGCGTAAATTTGGAATTGCCTGCTGCATTAGATAGGGCTGGAAAGGTTTTATCTTTTGATTCTGGCGGTAATGTCACAGTAACAACGGGCGGTGGTGGCGGTGGCGCTTCTGACGCATCGGCTGTTACTTATACTCCTGGCGGTGCTGGCGCAGTAGAAACAACGGTGCAGACAAAGTTGAGAGAGTTTGTATCTGTTAAAGACTTTGGCGCTACAGGTAATGGCACAACGGATGACACGGCATTTATATCTGCTGCATTAAACAGTGGGGCAACAACCGTATATTTTCCAACTGGTACTTATAAGATCACTTCAAGCATAGTTTGCACTGTAACTGATAATCTTTCAATTATTGGTGATGGGGCAAAAATAGACATGGACTCGGTTGAAATTGGGGATATGTTAAGTGTTACCATTGGCTCTGCTATTGATATATTTTCAGTAGAAGGACTGCATTTTGACGGCAACGGATATGCTAGAACTGGTATTCATGTTGATTGCGACGGAAGTGCAGTTCAGTTATTAACGGTTCAAAATAATTTTTGCGAGGCGTTTGATAATCTTTTTACGACTAGCAGCACTTACGGAATTAGGGTCGATGCACTTGGGGCTGAGTCTGTAAGAATTATAGGTAATAGAGTTTACAATGTAACCAGAACACAGGTAAACCCAGGCGTAATTGCCTCGGTTGGCATTGGTGTGTATGAAGTTGTTCATGGCGCTGTTATTAGCCAAAATCATATTGAAAACGTTGGAAGCCCTGTGGGTGACGCGGATGCCGATGGGGTTCATGTATTCTCATATAATAGACTTTTAACGGAACATCAAACTGCTTCACCAAAAATAGTAGAGAACTATTTTTATAACTGCAAAGGTAGGTTTGTTAAACTTCAAAGCGCCAACGCCATAGTTTCAAACAACCATTTTGAAATTAACAACATGGAAACTGTTGATGGTTTTAGATATGTTGATTTTCAATCTGGCGGCGGTATTTGCGCAAACAACATTGCTTTTCATAATCCTGCTATTGGTTATGGGCAGGAAGCAATATTTGTTGGTTGCTCATTAAGAAGTTATGCCATACATGAAAATGTTTATATTGTTTCAAACAACTCCGTAATTCTTGAAGGCGATATGTATTGCTTTGGATTTGTGTTCCAAGATGGGCTTGGGGTTAGCAATGGCACTGTTAAGTTTTCGGACAATATTGTTACTGATAGATTTGATACTTATGACGTAGAGTTTTTTACTGTTCTTGGAATTGACAACAATATTGAGTTTTTAGATTTAACAATCAGCAATAACCAGCTTGGATACCTTGGAAGCTCTGGAGCTTTATTTTCGTTTTATGGCGGGTCTCTTGCTGATCTTGCCGATGCCGTTACAGGGCCATCTATTGCCGATAAACTTAAGTTAAGTTTAATTAACAATTCTGTTAGAACAGAAGGCGCTGGAATTGATTTAATTGATACCCAGACAAGTGGTGGCAATGCGCTTTATATGAAGCATTTAATGATTCGTGGAAACTCTAATTTTACAGATTCTCAGGTTCTTGCAAAAGGAATTGATGTAAATACGCTGCCGCAAGGCACTTCATTTTATTTCAGTACTGATAATACTGCGTCTGGTGGTCTTGTTAATGCGCCTATTGGCTTTAATAGATATCAGTTAGTTGAAAAAATAAGCCATAACTTTTGTAGGCTTACCGATTTTGTTGGTAATGAAGTAGCCTTATTTAGAACAGACACTTCGTCTGGTTACAAGTACACCAGCACAACAGCGTTGACATTCTAATGTCTAAGTCATTACTTAAAAGAATAGGTGTATCTGGGTACAACAAGCCCAAGCGTACACCTAGTCACCCCACTAAGTCGCACGTTGTTGTGGCTAAAGAGGGCGATAAGGTAAAGACAATACGCTTTGGACAGCAGGGCGTATCTGGTTCACCTAAGAGAGAGGGCGAGTCAGATGCAGCTAGAAAGAGGCGAGAGTCATTCAAGGCTCGGCATAGACGAAACATAGCCAAGGGTAGAATGTCTGCGGCTTTTTGGGCCTCAAAAGTTAAGTGGATAATAGTTCTAACTGGTAGTATAATCCTCTCAGGAGGTAACAACCATGCCGAACTACAATTTGAAAGTGTTAACAGTATGCCCTCGATGCAAGCAGGAAAGATTAGCTAGGGGCGATGTTGTAAGGAAAGCTGAGCGTGAAGGCAGAGAATTGTTTTGCAAGCCATGTCGGAATCAAACAAGGTTTGAAGATAAGCCTCACCCAACAAAAGGAACTGGCATTAAAAATGATCCAGAACTTAAAAGAACGCGCGACAGCTATTACAAAGCTAAAAGAAGATGCAAACTTGGATCGAGGCATCATCGCTGTTATAGAGATGTTGAGTTTAGATTTAATAGCTTTGAGGAATTTCTTGCAGAAGTTGGATTAAGACCTGAAGGGAAAACGATTGATCGTATTGACCCTCTAGGACATTATGAGAAAGGTAATGTTAGATGGGCGACAATTGCAGAGCAAGCACAAAACAGATTGCCAAAAGGCTATTGGACTAATTTATGAGAAAACCGAAGAAGGGTTTATACTACAACATAATGAAGAAGCGGGAGCGTATTGCTTCTGGTTCTGGTGAGCGCATGAGAAAGCCTGGCACTAAAGGTGCGCCAACGGCTAAAGATTTTAAAGACGCTGCTAAAACAGCAAGGAGTTAAATTATGGCTATGAAAGACGCAAGCGGATATGACGCACCAGCAAGTAACGCATTTGCTGTAACCCCTAACGATTCAGCTAACCTAACACACGCGGCTCGCGCTTTGTTTGTTGGTGGTGCAGGAGCAGTTAAAGTGGATACATTGGGCGGTGACACAGTGACATTCACTGGTGTATTGGCTGGCTCTATCCTACCTGTTCGAATATTGAAAGTGTATGCAACTGGAACTGACGCAACCAACATTGTAGCGGTGTACTAATATGATTGACCTCGGCATTAACCTATTTCAAGAAATTGCGGCTCTTGGTGGTGGTGGCGGGGGCTATTCAATCTCGAACTCCCTACGCTTCAACAATGATGACTCAGCCTATCTAACGCGTACTCCAGCAAGTGCGGGTAACCGTAAGACGTGGACATGGAGTGGGTGGGTTAAATTTGGGGGTTTATCAGAAACCTTTCCAAGATTGTTTAGCACAGGAACAGATGCCAACAACAGGACGGAAATTTTATTTATAACTAGCACAAACCAGATTAGATTTTTATCTACTGTTGGCGGGGTGAGTAGGGGTGTAATTGATACCAATGCAAGTTTGCGTGACGCAAGTGGCTGGTATCATTTAGTCATTTCGCTAAACGCCTCAGCAACAACTTTGTCTGTATATATAAATGGGGTGCAACAAACTCTCGCAGTGACAACTGCGATTGCTAATGTTGACCACATGATAAATGCTACAAATGCTCATAACATTGGAAGGTACTTTGGTAGTGGTAATCATTTTGACGGCTATCTCTCAGAAGTCAACTTCATTGACGGCCAAGCCCTAACCGCTGACGACTTCGGTGAGATTAACGCAACCACAGGCGAGTGGGTTCCAAAAGCATACGAAGGCACATACGGCACTAACGGATTCTATTTAGAATTCAAAGACGGTGCTGCACTAGGCGATGATACTAGCGGTAACACTAACGATTGGACACCTACCAACTTAGCAAGCACAGATCAAATGCTTGATACGCCTACGAATAATTTTTCTACGCTGAACCCACTAAGAAAACCGACTTACGCAACACTTTCAGATGGTAATCTAGTAGCAACCACAACAGGTTCACAAAATGTTTGGAACTTTGCGTCAACTATAGGTCTTCCTGTAAATCAAGGCGGCAAATTTATTTTTGAAGCAACTCTTGGCACATTGGAAGGCGCAACCACACTTACAGGAATGGGGTTTATCACACAAGATCAATCTCCAAACTCAGCAACGCATAGCTCATCTGATTGTGTCGTTGCATATTTTTGTGGTGGATCAAAAACTGTTGCGGGAGTTAATTCAGCATACGGGGCAACTTACACAACCAATGACGTTATTACCTGTGCAATCGACATAACGAATGACAGTGCAGAGTTTTTTAAGAATGGTGTTTCTCAAGGAACAATAACATCACTTGGATTAAATTCATCAGATACACTTTTTGCGTTTGTTGGTAATAATCAATCATCGGTAGACGGTTCTTGGTCATTAGTAAACTTTGGCCAATTAGATTTCACCTACACGCCACCTGCTGGCTTCTTAGCACTATGCGCTGACAACCTACCAGAGCCTACTATTGTAGACAGCGAGACGCAGTTTAATGTTGTGACTTACACTGGCACAGGTTCGCCTCGATCAATAACAGGGGTTGGATTTGAGCCTGACTTTGTTTGGATTAAAGGAAGATCAGATCCCGCCGATTATCACTTTTTATTTGATGTTGTTCGTGGCCCTGATAAAGTTTTGAAAAGCAATGCAACTGATGCTGAGTATTTTGGCGGCGGTACTGGGTATTTCCCATCGTTTGATTCAGATGGGTTTAGTTTAACTGGGAATGGGTTGGTGAATGGAAATACAAACACCTATGTAGCGTGGTGTTGGAAAGCTGGCGGCACAGCAGTAACAAACACAGACGGATCAATCACTTCACAGGTCAGTGCTAACGTAGACGCTGGATTTAGTATTGTAGGCTATACAGGTACTGGGGCAGCGGCTACTATTGGCCATGGGTTAAGTTCTGCACCTGATATGATAATTGTTAAAAATAGAGACTATGCTGTTTTGTGGGTTGTATATCACTCATCAAACACTTCTGCACCTGAGACAGAAGCTCTTATATTAAACTCAACCGATGCTACCGTAGACAACAATACAGTTTGGAATGATACAGCCCCAACTTCATCTGTTTTTAGTGTCGAAACCAGTTTGGCTACCAACCAACTAAATGATAAACACATAGCCTACTGCTTCCACAGCGTAGAGGGCTTCAGCAAGTTCGGCTCGTATGTCGGAAATGGATCAGCGGATGGACCATTTGTTTACACGGGTTTCAGACCTGCTTTTGTTATGATTAAGAGAACTGATTCTTCTGATGAGTGGGCAATGCACGACAGCGCAAGACCATCATATAACCCAGCTAATCTTCGTTTGTTAGCAAACGGTAGTGGTGCGGAACTTTCAACACAGCCTATTGATCTGACAGCAAATGGGTTTAAAGTTAGAAGCACCGCACCATCACACAACGCATCTGGCGGTACATACATATACATGGCATTTGCCGAAGCACCATTTAAGAATGCGGTGGCGCGATGATAGCCTTTTTACTATTTATACTCTTACAAGTCGCTGACTCATGGACTACCCTTACGGCTTTGAAGATGAACGGGCGCGAGTTAAATCCATTATTGAACTACGTCTTTAGAATGATTGGGCCTGTTCAGGGTTTAATCCTAATGAAGTCGCTATCAATAATCATCATTGGTCTGCTGGTCTTTGACCACTGGATTGTATGGGTATTGAATGGTGTTTATACTATTGTTGTCTTACACAATATCAAGCAGATTAAGGGGTAATTTATGTCTGTTGAATCGGCAGTAGCCAAGCTACAAGTGCAGCAAGAGGCTATGGCCGATGATCTAAGAGACATGAAGTCTGCGCTAAACTCGATAGCATCATCACTAGAAAAACTTAGTGTCTTAGAACAGCGTCAAGCTAACTCTCACACCAGTATTGATAGGGCGCATAAGCGATTGGATAACGTCGAGTCACTTCTTAAAGAAGAAGTTAAAGGGCATGAGAAAAGACTGCAAGCAATCGAGATATCAATAGCCAAGAACCAGTGGATCGAAAGGCTTATTATGGCTGGTGTCATGGGCGTGATTGGGTTGTGGATTAAAGGTGGAATCTAGTGGGCTTCATCGACCTAATAGCGGGGATATTCAAACCCGCTGCTGAGTTAATCGACGAGCTACACACCTCTGAAGAAGAACGCATTAAACAACACAGGCGCTTGTTAGAGATACAAGCCCTAGTCCTAGACTCCTCTCTAAAATACGAACGTGAAATAATGACAGCCAAAGCTGAGATCGTATCAGCCGAGGCTAAGTCAGAGCATTGGATAACCGCCACATGGCGACCAATAACCATGCTTACCTTTCTAGCCCTAGCCGTTGGCGATGCCTTGGGCTGGCTACCAAATCCATTACGTGATGAAGCCTGGACTCTGTTACAGTTAGGTCTGGGTGGCTACGTTGTTGGGCGTTCAGCCGAGAAAGTAATTCAGACAGTGAGAAACTAATGCCATTATTAAAAGGTTATTCCAAGAAAACGGTTAAGAAGAACATTAAGACTTTGTTATCTGAGGGCTACCCACAGAAGCAAGCGGTGGCTATTGCTCTGCCTAAGAAGAAGAAGTAATGCGCAACCTGGTCGAGATGTTAAAGAGACACGAAGGGCTAAGGCTAAAGCCGTATCTCTGTACTACAGATCAGTTAACTATCGGCTATGGTAGAAACCTAGAAAGCATGGGTATCAGTCGGTATGAGGCAGAGATTATGCTCGTCTCAGATATCGAGCGATGCTACAACGAGCTAGAAGTCTTTGAGTGGTTTGTTAACTTAGATATAGTAAGGCAGGAGGCAATGGTTGACCTGCTGTTTAACTTGGGGTTGCCCAGGTTCTTAGGCTTTAAGAAGATGATTAAACACCTATCTAATAGGGACTACTCACAAGCTGCCGCTGAATTATTAAACTCACGTTACGCAATTCAAGTAGGGGATAGGGCTAACGAACTGGCTTATATGCTGGAGCGTGGCGAGTATCTGATATAAAAAAGCCCACCGAAGCGGGCAAGTTGCAATTAACACCATCCAAGTAGACCACAAAAAAACTTTAAAATAAATCATTGCATCTGTTGACACCTGTAAACAGATCGGTTAACCTGTGTTTGTGGAATGACGGAGGGAAACCACATGGATGAATTAAATCAAGTCGAATATGCGGAGTGGCTACGGTGGTGTGGCTACTGTGATGCGGAGATGTACTCATGGCCTTTAGACAGCGATCCAGATTACATGGCTGGGTTTGCCGAAGGCTACGCAGAAATTCAAATGGAGGGAAGTCATGAAAATTTTGTTAGCTGAAAGTCACGTTAGTCCCGAGGATTGGAGAGAGGTGGAACACGAGTGCGATGTTTGCCTTGAACCTTTAACCAGAGAGGAGCATACCAAGTGCGCTGAGTGTGCCGAGACTTATGTCATGGATATGGCGCAAGAAGACCTAGCTTTTGCGAGTGAGATTATTACTGGTCAGTACGCGGTTGACTTTGACGAGTATCAGAAAACAATGATTCAAGCATACGAGATCAACGATCCACAATTAATGTTCGATACGTTTGCCGACTCGATGGTCGGTGCAATTAGATTAGCTCAGGAGGGCAAGATATGAGATCAAGTGAGAGTATAGAGAAACTAGCTGAGGCGCTCTGTGCGGCTCAAGGTGAGATGGGAGGCGCTGTGAAAGGCAGTGCCAACCCCTTCTTTAAATCAAGCTACGCTGACCTTCCAAGCGTTATCAAAGTTATCAAGGAGCCATGCTCTAAACACGGTCTTAGTTATGTGCAGCTACCACACAGGTCAGACAGTTCAATCGGGGTGGTTACGCGGTTGATGCACGTTTCTGGTCAATGGTTAGAGAACGACTTTACCTTGCCAATGGTTAAGTCTGATCCGCAGGCGGCAGGGTCGGCTATAACCTACGCAAGACGGTACGCTTTACAGGCGCTGTTCGGTATACCTGCGGTCGATGACGATGCTGAGTCTGCAATGATTCGCGGTGACAAGCCAAGCCTGATTGACGAGTCGCAGTTATCGGTTATCTACGACCTGTTAGATAAGACCGATTCGGACATTGAGAAGTTTTGCAAAGCCTTTAATATCAAGGGAGTTGAGGCGATGCTGTCTAGTCAATTCGATAAGGCAATGAGCCAGCTTAACAGGAAGTTAAAAGATGTTAGTCAGTAACTTCGAGCAAGGCTCTAGCGAGTGGTTGCAAAGCCGCTTAGGGAAACCTACGGCTAGCAACTTTGGCAA